ATAAACTATCTTAAAAGAATTAGAGATTATCTTATAGCCAATAAAAAGAATCCTACTAAGGATATTATAAAAAAAGTTTTTGATAGAATGGGCATAGATGAATTAGGGCTTGATAATAATGCCAGAATAATTTTAAGAATAATATATTCATCAAATAAAGGTGGAATTGGATTAGACACATTGTCAAAAATATCAGGATTAGATAAAAATACAATTTCAAAAATTTATGAGCCTATGTTATTAAAGTATGGTTTATTAGAGTTTGGTAATAAAGGGAGAACAATAACAGATAAAGGAAAAGAATATCTCAAAATTCATAAGATGATATAATTCAGGAGGAATAGTGATTATGCTAGATTTAGAAACATTATCTGATGAATTTATAGTTATGATGTGGAAGAAATATAAAAAGATATGGGATAATAAAAAAAAGAAGAATGGATAAATAGGAGGTAATATGGCAGGAGATATAATCATTGTAATAATAATGATCTTATTACTATCATTTATTACTGGAATATTTTTAAAGGAATTTAATGGTAAATAATTTTAAAATGAGAGGTATAATTATGAGTGGAATTTTAGTTGAAGATTTATCTCTAATGGACTGCGACCTTGATAAACCTATCCTCTTATTCTCTGGGAAAAATAAAGAACTTGGCGAGATTTTGAAAAAGAGAAAGCAGGAGTTTGAAGATGGGAAAAGATGTGCTTGTTGCGGTGCTTCTAAAGAGTTTCTGGAATATGATACTTACAAAGAACAAACAGGAACATTCGGGAACTTTGGATACATTGAAAAATTTACCAGAGGATATAAATGTTTATCATGTGGTTTTGAAGAAGTATGGTGAGGAGGTGGAACTATGAAAGGATTTAAAGTTTTTGACGCTGATTGGAAGTGTCAGGGATTTCAATATGAAATCGGTAAAACTTATGAAATGCCAGAAGAAGATATTGAAATTTGTAAAAAAGGTTTTCATTTCTGTGAAAAATTAGAAGATTGTTTCAATTATTATGACTGCGTCCCGTGGAATAAAATTGCCGAGGTAGAGGCACTTGGTAAAGTTATTGGGCATAGTGAAGATAGTAAAAAAGTAACTAACAAAATAAAAATAATAAGAGAAATACCATTTGAAGGAATACAAAATTATATAGCGTGGTCAAAAGGTGTAGCGGAGTCAGAAGGTGTAGCGTGGTCAAAAGGTGTAGCGGAGTCAGAAGGTGTAGCGGGGTCAAAAGGTGTAGCGGGGTCAGAAGGTGTAGCGAGGTCAGAAGGTGTAGCGAGGTCAGAAGGTGTAGCGTGGTCAAAAGGTGTAGCGGGGTCAAAAGGTGTAGCGTGGTCAGAAGGTGTAGCGGGGTCAAAAGGTGTAGCGAGGTCAAAAGGTGTAGCGGAGTCAGAAGGTGTAGCGGGGTCAAAAGGTGTAGCGAGGTCAAAAGGTGTAGCGGAGTCAGAAGGTGTAGCGTGGTCAAAAGGTATAGCGGAGTCAGAAGGTGTAGCGGGGTCAAAAGGTGTAGCGGGGTCTTTTGGAATATATAATTCTTATGGTGTGGCTAACCACCTTTTTATGGCAGATAAGAAAAAGGAATATTTTATATTCGGGAAAAAAGTTTCCAAAAAAAGATTTAATAAAGTAAAAGAAAATCTTTTTGCTCGGTTAGGAAATTGGAGACCACAGTTTAATAATTTAAAATACTTATATCTAAAATATGGTGGTGAATGGAAAAAAACTCCTATAACAAAAGCGGAAGAAGTATCTAAAGAAGAAGCGTGGAAAGATATGCCAAAAGAAGCGGTAGAATATATAAGTTCATTGCCAGAATTTAATAGTAGAATATTTTTTAAGGTTACTGGAATAAGAGTAAAGAGAAGAAAAAAAGGAAAAAATAAAGGAGGAGTGGAGGAGGAGTGGTAAAATGAAAAAATGTTTATTACCATTGATTTTGATTGCTGGCATATTCTTTAACATTGTTAGAAATGATGCCATAATAGTTGGAGTTAGACCAAAGGAAGCAAGACCTTGGCTGATAACAGCAGGAATTGTTTCGACTGTTATAGGAATGGCTGATTGGGATAGACCATCGGGAAAAATTCTCACCTCTCTTAGTTTGGGACTGACTATATGTTGGGCGTTTTAAGGAGATGGAGATGAAAAAACTGATTAGTTTTAGGACTTTTAAAAAATATTGTTATTATTGTTATGGCGGATTTAGTTGTTGTGGACATAGAAATAATTATGATAAAAAATGTTCTTCAAGAACCTGTCCTATCTGGAAGCGATTGAAAATAGGAATATTGTATCAATGGAATAGATTTATGGTTTCATCTGGTTGGGATGATGAAGATAATCCTACTTTTGAAAAAAATACATCTGATAGATATATTATTATGCAATTTACTGGATTATATGACAGCACAAAATGGGAAGAATTGTCTGAAAAAGAAAAAGAGTTTTGGGTAAGACAGAGATACAAAAAAAATAATTGGAAAGGAAAGGAAATTTATGAAGGGGATATTTTAAAACATAATAAAACGATAATTGTAGTAGAACCAATAGTTCCAATAAATAGGTTTTATGCAAGTTATGATACACCTTACGAAGATGATTGGATGAGTATGTCAGATGTGGATTGGGAAGTAATTGGAAACCGATTTGAAAATCCTGAATTATTGGAGGTGAAAGATGAGTAAACTTGAGGAAAGAATAAAAGAAATTTTAAAAGAATTACTTCAATGGTATGAACAAATAGATGGAAATGTATTAGATAGCGTTCCAAATGCCTTTCAGAATGTTACAGACGAAATAGGAGAAAAAATGGTTAAACTTTTCAAACAATGGGCATTGGAGTTGTTGCCTGAAACTATCAATGAGAAATTTTTAGATACTCCGAAAGAGAGAGGATATATTCTTGGGTGGAATAGATGTCTTAAAGAAATCCGAAAAAGGATTGAGGAGGAGTGATGGATAAATGTTTTCATTGTGGAAGGATACTTAAAGAAGGTAGGCGTGGTTTATGGAAATATTATTGCAATATAAACTGTCTGAAAAAAGCAAAAGAAAATTTTAAAGAAGCAATTAAAGAACTCATAAAGGGAAAATACGGATGTTGTGTAATAATAAATAAGGAGGAGTGATGAAAATTGATGAAGCGATTGATTATGTAAGAGAAGTTTATTATGATTTTGTTGGCACGAAAACTCACGCAGAAGCCCTGAAAACTTTAATTGATTTTTGCGAGCAATACCAGAAAATTGGTGAAGGCATTAAAAAAATTAGAAATATTATTAAAGCACGATTAGATTATTGTAAAGAATGGAATGGTTTACCGCATTGTAAAAATTGTGGACTTAATGAAAATGATTTAAAGGAAATAGATAAGATTTTAGAGGAGGAAGTATGATTAAAACTAAATTATTTGCGATTTTAAATATAATTAGAGCAAAAGAGTTTTTGGTTTTATCAGTAAAAAAAGTTAAAAAATATGATGTAGTAAAATTAAATTGTATATGTAAAAGAAATAAAGATATTTTACGAACATTATATTTCTTATCAAAATTTGAAAAAGGCGATGAAATTACTAAAAGTTTAAAAAGTAGAAAGGAGGAAAGATGAAAAGTTTAAAATCAAAATTATCAAAGAAAGAGAAAGATGTTTTAAGAGTTGTTTATGATTTATTAGAAAATTCTTCTGCTACAGAAATTGAGTTTAGATTAGGAAAGTATAAAATGAAAGTAATAAGGGAGGCAGTATGATTAGAAAAGAAAGAGAAACTTGGAAAATTGTAAGAAACTTGATGAAAAGAGTAAAGAAAGGAGATGAAATTGGTTTTACTATTGGACGAAGTCATTGGGTTTTAAGAAAAGGAGGTTTTTCATCTGATTGTAAAAATGCTTGCAATCTTGACAAAAACATAGAACCTGTAAAAATTATTGGGTATGGACTTTCAAGAGATAAATTGGGCTTATTGGCATTTTTTGAAAGTAAAGATGGGGAAATCTCTTTTTATCACATTCATTCTGATGAATTGACAAAGAAAGAAAAGAAAATTCATAAGATTTTGTTGGAGGTATTAAATGATTAAAAAATATCGCAAAAAACCTGTGATTATAGAGGCAATACTATTTATAGGTGATAATTGGCAAGAAATACAAAAATGGATGTATAAAAGTGGTTCTAAGAGGTTTAAATCTTGTGAAACAAATAAACGAGGAGAAGTTGTTGGTATTATTATTAAAACATTAGAAGGCGAAATGAAAGCGGATATAGGGGAAAGCGGATATAGGGGATTATGTTATTAAAGGAATATCAGGAGAATTTTATCCTTGTAAACCAGATATTTTTGAAAAGACTTATGAGGAGGTATCAGATGATTAAAAAAGAACTTCAAAACATTATGAAGTTTATGAGAAAACTAACTTGCTGGCTCTTTGGCTGGCACGATTGGAGACCTCTGGGGCTAAAAGCAAAGGGAACTTGGCGATGGTGGTATTGTGAAAAGTGTGGCAAAATTGTAGATATTAAAGAAGTTGATTTTATTGAAGTGAAGGAGGATTTAAAAAATGAAGAAAATTGAAATGAGTAAAAAAATTACAATTGAGTTTACAGAAAAAGAATTAATTATGATTTTAACTTGTTGTGATGATTATTTTGAATGGCTGGAACAGAGTGGAAAACTTGCTTCTTTTTCAGAAGAAAGAAAACAAAAAATAGGAAATGTGAGAAATCTGGTGAATAGAATGAAAGGATGGCTATTTTAGGAGGTGAAACTATGAAAGGATTTTCTTCTTTTCCAAAAATTTTTCACATTGGAGATACTTATATCCCAAACTTATTTAAAGGAAAAGTTGAAATTACAGAAAAAATTGACGGTTCACAATGGGTTATAGGTATAGATGAAAATAGTAATTTTAGATACAGAAGTAAGGGTAAAGAATGGACAAATACAGCAATTGATAATATGTTTTATGAAGCATATACACAAACTTTAGCAAGAGAAAATATCTTGAGGGAAAAATTTCCACAGCCAGTATATTTATATATGGAATACTTAAAATCTCCTAAACATAATGTATTGAAGTATAATAATATTCCAAAAAACAATTTTGCTTTATTTGGGGCTTATATTAAAGATAAATTTATTGATAATTATGAACATCTTAAAGAAATAGCATTATTACTTGATATAGATATTGTTCCTTTATTATACTATGGAGAATTAAAAGGAACAATGGAAGAAATTAATAAATTTTTAGAAACTGAAAGTTATCTTGGTGGATGTAAAATAGAAGGTATAGTTATAAAAAATTATAACCAAGTTGCTATGATAAAAAATTCAATAATTATTCCAATATCTATGGGCAAATATGTATCAGAAAAATTTAAAGAAAAACATAAAACTGAATGGAAAAGGGATTTTACTTCTAAAGGTAAATTGGAGTTATTTATAGAAAGTTTTAGAACAGAAGCAAGATGGAATAAGGCTATACAGCATTTAAAAGAAAAAGGAGAATTAGAATGTTCTGTAAGAGATATAGGTAAACTTATTCAAGAAATTAAAAATGATTTATTAGAAGAAGAAAAAGAAAATATAAAGAATGGTTTATATAAAATATTTGTTAATGATATAGTTAGAAAAAGCACACACGGATTTCCAGAATGGTATAAAGAAAAATTAGTAAATAAGGAGGTGTAATATGAAGTTTCTGGTAAAAAGAACAAGTTTACGGTGGGAGGATAAAAAACCTTGCAAATCAGCAAAAAAAGAAAAATTAACTTATGTAGTGTATACAACTGTATCATCTTTTGAAAAGGCAAAAAAATATCCCTGGTTTGAGGATTGGTATAAAAATGGTGAAAATTTTAGAAAAGAAAATGGGATGCTTGTCTGCGACAGAAAGGAAAAAGAGAATGTTTGGACAATAGAAATCAATAATTTGAATGAGTTAATAAATTTAATTAAAGAAGAAGGGAAGATAGTAATACTTGAGACATCTTACAAAGAAGCACCTTTTGGAATAGAGATTTATAATGATTATAGAGAATAAAGGAGGTATTATGGATGAAATTATTGTGTCTAAAAACAAAGAAGGGTATTGGCAACCTGAACAAAATAACTTACAATTTTATTCCAAAGAATTAGCGATGAAGTTTTTTAATGAAATAGGTTATGAACTTGTTGTATCTGCTCCTGATTTTATGAGATTTAAAAAGAAATGGAAGATTAAAGAGAAATGAATATATTTGAAATTTTATTTTTTATTCTTGTCGGAGTATTTATTGGGATTTTACTAACTTTTATTGCTATTGTTAAAAAGTTTATTATAATAAAATATAAAAAATAAGTTGACATTTCATTTTAAAAATGTTATAATTTAACTATGATAAATCCTTTTTATGTTTCTGATTGTTGTAGGGCTAATGTAGAAATTTCTGGAAATGGAACTACTCATTATTATATTTGTTCACGATGTAAAAGACCTTGTAATATTATTTATTCTTTTACAGATGAAAGTTTAGATTTTTCAAACATAACAAGTTATTTTGATTATAGCAAAAAATATAAATTTATATTCAAAGGAAATCCTTTAAGCAAAGATAATGAAAAGATTAGAAATAAACAAGGGAAATATTTTTTAAGCAGGAAATATAAACAATATGAAAAAGATTTACAATATCAGTTCCTTGCTCAAAAACCAAAAGATTTTAAAATGTTGACTGGGAAATTAGCGGTTATTTTAAAATTATATTTTAAAGATAATAGAGTAAGAGATACTCATAATTATACAAAATCAATATTTGACGCTTTTAATGGATTGATGTATAAAGATGATAAACAATTTTGTGAAGAACATCTTTATAGGAATATAGATAAAGAAAATCCGAGAGTAGAACTTATAGTCTGGGAATTATGAAAAGAAAATTTAAAATTGCCAGAATAGAATGGACTGATATAATGGCTTTTAATAATAAATCAAGATATAGTGATATAAAAATTCCTATAAATTATACTTTTGGTATTATTTATAAAATACAAAAGATTAACAATATTGATTATTTATTGATTTTAAGAAATATTAATATTACAAATAAAATTGATGATACTGATACAGATGATATTATAGTAATTCCTAAAGGTTGTGTTGTAAAAATAAAAGTTTATGATTATATTAATCTTGACATTATAAAAACAGTATCTTCAAAAGAAATAAAAGAATATTTAAAAAATAGAAAGAGAAGGAGGATTAGGAAATGAAAGTATTAGTTTTAAATCTAAATAAAAAAGAACAGGATTTCTTATTTATGAGCGATTTACATTTAGGACATAGAAATTCGGATATTCCAAAAATTAAAAAAGATTTAGAAGAAGCCAAAAAAAGAAATTGTAGGATAATAATAAATGGAGATATATTTGACAGCATAATTCCTAAAGACCCGAGATATATGGCAAGTTATGTAGATTTGGAACTTGTTAAACATACAAATATTCTGGACAAAATGATAGATTTTGGAGAAAAGATTTTAAGCCCTTATGCTAAATATATAGATATTATTTCTGATGGAAATCACGAATGGGAAATAAATAGGAGATATGGAACAAACTTAATAATAAGATTAATAGAAAGATTAAATATGAAATATGGTGGAAATATACAATATGGTGGATATATGTATTATGCCTGCTATAAGTTTACTTCAAATAAAACAAGCAGAGGCGGAATAAAATATTTAAACATATTAGGTCATCACGGATTTGGCGGTTCTGCTCCTGTAAGTAAAGGAATGATAGATGTAGCAAGAATTAGAGAAGCAGGCTGGATTTATGATATTTTTATATTTTCACATAAACATAATGGCTGGGCTAAAAGAAGTGGATTTGTAAAGCCTATTGTAGAAAATACAAATAATCCAAGAATAAGATTTGACCCATTAAGAGATATACAAACAGGAAAATATTTGAAAGCAGTAATATTAGATAATTCAGTTGAAGCACCAGATTGGCAAGAAAAAAAAGGATTTGGATATATAGAGAGTGGTGGAGTATTTTGTAAAGTGAAATTGGTTTTTGATAATTATAGAAGATTTGATATTAAAGTTGAAATATAACTATATATAGTTAATATTTAGATATTATTGACTATATATAGTTATTCTTTACCAGATAATAGTTTCTTAAGAGTTAATGCTCTTTCTGCTGATGGAGTTCTGGTAATAACTTGAATAAATCTTGAAATTCTTGAAATTTTTTTCAAATTTCCATAATAAAACTTTTCAGGAGTATTTTTGTCAGCAATTTCATAATTGCCATAAGCAAGATTATAAATAAAAGAAGGATTAACTATTCTATTGATAAATCTGTTTAACCATAATTTATCAGATATTTTTTCAATAGGAATTGGTAATTCTGCTTTTTCAAGAACTTTCTTAACTTTATTTGAATATTTTTCCTGCCCTATTTCTTTCCAATATTTTTTAAAAACAGTATAATACAAATTTAATATTTCATTCCTTTTTGTTGGGTATTTGCCATCATATGTTTTTTCAACTTCTTCTTTAACTAAATCAAAACTTTTATTTTTAAAATCTCTTAATACACTATCAAAAATAGACGCTGCTTTTTTTGTCAAATTGTTGATTTCTCTTACAGTATCCCAACTTAATTTTTCAAAAATATCTTTTTCTTTCTTTGATAATCTTTCTAATTCTTCTTCAGTAAAAATAGAAGTTAAAAATCCTGTTGCTAAATTTATGTTATAAATTCCTAATACTCTTTTAATACTCCAATGACTAAACAATTTTTTAGTAGTTGCTCTTAAGGGCATACCTCTTACATAATATCTTATAGAATTAGCAAAAGGCGGACTAAATGTTTTAGCAAAATACAAAAAATTATAATATATTTCCTCAATAGTAGTTAAATCTTCTTTTCTTCTTGGATATATAGGTGCTCTATCATAAGGGTCTCTTCTATCTACTAATCCTTTAATAAATCTCCAGGCAGGAGTGGCAAGAAAAACAATCCTTCTTTTTTCTTCTCCAAATATCTGTTTTAAAAACTCATTGCTTGCTTTTTTTATGGAAATACCTTCAAATGTTACTCTTGCTACTGCTTTTGTAGAAGCACCATAAATAGACCCACCAAAAACAAGAGCAACTGGATTTTGCGGGTCCCAGATACGATAAGTTCCATCAGGTTCAGGTTTTGTGCTTAATATGAAATGTAAATCATATGCTTTATCTCTTGGTAATTTTGCCTCAATTTTTCTTCTTTCTTTACTTGAATAGTTCCATAATGTTGCTATAATATATGGTAAAAATCCGCCTGCCAATGCTTTCCACCAATCTTTTTTGCTAAATTGAAATTTCCACCAAATATTAGTCCAACCAAAATAAAAAGTCCCAAAAGGAACAGCAAGTCCTCTTACATATCTTTTAAATATAGGAGACCATCTTTGATAATCTACTAATATACTTCTTGCTATATGTCCCATAGCATCTCTATCATTTAATTCTGGAATATCAAGATGACCTAAATGTTCTCTTACGAAACTTGCTTTGCCTTCTTTTAATTTCCTTAAACAATAATTAGCCATAGCAATTCTTAATAAACTTTCTCTATACATTGAAAGTTTATTAAGTTTTTTAAAAACTTCAATAGGAGAAGTAGCACTATATAAATTTTCAGAAGTAATCATTAATCCATCTAAAACCGCTTCATCTATAATAAAATCTCTTAACTCTTTTAAATCGGTATTTCTGGCTTCTTGACTAAAAAGGTATCTTATTGCTACTGATATATCGTGAGATAATTCCCACGGTTCAGGATGTTGAACCAAAACAATAAAAGTATCACCTATTATGTTATTTAAAGTAAAAGAAGGATAATTCCAAAAAATAGCAGCAGTTTTCCATATTGCTGTTGCTTTATTAAGTAATCTTATACCCCCCAAAGAAGGCGGATAAAAATTGTTTAAAGTATCTGCTATTTCTTTAGGAACAACATAAAAAGGTTTATTTTTATAATCAGGAGGTCTACTTCTGCCTGTTGATAAGAAAACAGAAGTTGGATAAAATGTCCGATATTGTTTGTCGTTAATTACAATATCTTCTTTATAATCAAAAGCAAATCCTCTTAATGATTTTATATTTATATCTTCTAAACTTTTTTTATTCTTATCTTTTAAGAATTTTTCTATTGCTTTATCTGGAATATTATCATTTATAAACTTCACATAATCTTCCACTTCCCAATTTTTAGTAATATCATATCTATCTAAAATATCGTTTAGAAATTTCCAATCTTCTATTGTTTTAAGTGCTTTAGCAAAATATGTAAATAATGCTATTGGTGACCTTAAATATTCTTTAGTTGTCCCTTTGGCTTTTTTAGCAAAAGAAGGTTTAAATTTTCTAAATCTTCTTGAAATTCCTATATATTCCCAATGTTGCCAAAAATCAGGATTAATATAATTTAATACATTATGTGGAGCATAAAAATCAAAATTCTGTTCTGGTTTTAAAACTCCTATTTCTATTAAGGTTTCTCTTATTATTTCAATATATTCTTTATATTTCTCTATGGCTCTATCTACTTTCTTATCTATTCCCAACTTTTTAAATTCATTTTTTCTTTTTTTAATATTTTCTCTAACTTCTTCTAAAGTAAGCCCCGAAGTTTCAACTTTTGCTTTAATTCTTGCCTCATCACTTAAATCAAAAATAAGTTGAGAAGTTAAATATATTTCTTCTTCACTCATATCTCCAAATATAGCAACTCGCATTAAATCAAATACAATTTCCTGAAGATGATGTATCCTTCCCATATACTTTCTTATATCATTTTGTAATACAGGATAATTTTTTAATTCTGGATAAAATGAAAAAAGTTCTTCTATATACTTTTTAAATATATTTTCTTTTTCCTTTAGTGACTTTTTTGATTTTATTTTCGCTTGGTCTAACTCAATTATCTTTTTAAATCTTATGCTTCCTCTTTCTTCTTTCTTTTTAATTTCCTTACTTCCAATAGCATAATCCATATATATCAAATCTTCTAATTCTAAATTTTTTATTAGTTTTTTTCTGACATTTTTCAAAGTATTAACTGCTTCTTCTTCAGAAATACCTACTTTTTTAGATATATATGATACAGATTTATCTTCACTAAAAGCCTCAAATATTTCCTTTTCTTTATTAGATAATTTTGAAATTTCTTCTTTTAATCTGGTAACTAATTCCTCTTTAGCAACTGCTTCTTCTGGAGTAGGTTTTTCTTCTTTTATCTGTTCTATTTTTCTTACTCCTTCTTCTTCATCAACCATTTCAGAAATTATATTTCTTACTTCAATTATATCTCTTACAGTATCTTTTTTAATCCCGCTTAATTCTGATATTTTCTCTATTGTTGGTTCTATCCCTTCATTCTGTAATTGCTTTATTGCCTTCTTTATTTTGCTCTCATAAGTTCTATTAACTTTTATTAAATTCTCATTTTCAGATAACCAGTCCCTTATTTCTCCTTTAATATAATTGTTTATATGCGTCCTTAAAGAAGCCCCCTTGCTTTTATCAAAGGTCTTTAATGCTTTATCTAATCCTATAAAAGACGCAGATAATAACTCATCTTTGTCAGTCTGCGGTGATTTTAAATACTTTGAATATTTGTTTGTTAAAGTCCCAATATCTTTTTCTATTATATTTATATCATTTTCAGAAATTCCTTTATAATTTGCTTTAATATATTCACGAATATCCTTTATTTTATTAACACTTTCAATTTGCGAAACAACCTGTTTCGCTTTATATTTTTCTACCAAATCAGGATAATCTTTAAGGATTTCGGCAGGGACTGGTTTGCCTTGTTTAAGAGCCCATTCTACCTCTTCTTTATGTGATGGATAATCATCGCTAAAAATTTCTCCTGTTTTCTTATCAAAAATAAATTTATCCAATATAAATTCTTCGCTTTTAGGATTTGCTCCTTCTATATCTCCAGTTTCTTTAAGATATTTTTCTTGTGCTACTTTTTTTATCTTTGGCGATAACTTACTATATTCCACAAAACCTGTAATTTCCCCCCATTGTTCTATCGGCAAATTTTTATACTCCTCTTTTGTCATTTCCCACGGTTCTTTCATTTCAACCTGTTCCTTTTTGGAAACACTTGGTTTAGATATTTCTTTTTCTTCAGGTTGTTTCTCTATAATTTTATAACTTCCATCTGGCAATATACTGACTTTCTTATAAGGTATAGATTTTTCTATAATTTCTTTTGCTGTTTTTAAACTCATTCTTTCAATAGCACTTTGAGGATAATTAAGAGGTTCTGATTTAAGTTGTCCCATAAGTTTTTCTTTTTGCTGTATTTCTTCAAATGTCATTTTAGGTTTTTCAACTTTTTTTTGAGGTTCAACTTTCTTTTGAGTTTCAATTATTCTATTCTTAATATTTTCTAAATTTGCTTCATTCACAGGCAAAGCAAGAGTAGATTTTGTTTTTGGTTCGTTGAAATAAACTAAATTGTCTTTTACTCCAAGAAATTTGCCACCTGCTTTTTCTACTATGTCTTTAATATTCTGTTTTGGAATAGGTTTTACTGTGCTTACTTTTGCTTGTTTGGATATATTAAATAATAATTTATCTATATTTTTAATTACATTTTTTGTAGCACTTTCAAAATGTTTATATGTCAAATTATCTTTAAATATTAGTTCTTTTCCTTCTACCTTAGCAAGATTATTCTTAATTAACATATCATTTAAAAATTCCCTTGAAAGAACTTCTACTTCCCAATCTGGTGCTTTAGGCTTTTTCAATTTAATATAAGTTTTTACTCCATCTATAGTTCTTTGATATGCTATATCTCTTAATAATTTTGACATATTCTTATGAGTAGCAGCAGTTAAAAGACCAAACATAAGTCCTGATATAGCAGATTGTTTATAGTCCTTATTAAAAAGATAATTTATTCCTGCTCCATAAACAGAACTTGCTACAATAGATTTTATAGGATTTTCAATAGCCCATAAAGAACCTAATCCTGCCCCCATTAAAGAACTTTCTGCTACTCTTTTTGCTGATTTTAATACATCAATTTTTTTTTCTTCTCTTGCTTTAGCAATTTCTTCTGCTAATTGAGAAATGCCAAAAATAGCACCACCAGAAGCAGAACCAGTTATAGCCGCTAATATTGGAGTAGAAACTTTTTCAAATACTGTTGGTAACATTTTTCCCGTCAATTTTATAGGAATTTTTCCTAATATTTTACCAGTAGTTATTAAAGAAGCCCATTCTCCAGCGTATTGACCTGCCATAGCATAATATGGAAAAGCATATTCTATTGCCTTATCTCTTTCAATATATTCATCAAATTTTTTGCCAGATATAATTCTTCCTATAATTCCTACAGGACTATTTCTTATAACTTGAGTAGTAAATGCTTTTGCTTTAACTTCAAATGGAGCATTGTTTTTTAAATATTTTATTTCTCTTAATAAATCTGCTGTTTCTTTTTCCTTTTCTGTTAAATCTCTAAATTTTTCTTCTTTCCTAACTGCTCTTATAATAGTTTCTTTTTCAGGTTTTGTCCATTCTAATTGAATTTTAATCGGTTTTTCAGGTTTTTTAAATTCTTCAGCCAGCGGAGTTTCAAAAGGTTTTTGAGAAACAGGTTTTAATTTTTCAGTAATTCTTTTCCCACTCCATTTTTTTATAATATCATCTGAAATAGCAATTTTTTTCCCATCCCATTTTTTGATAATATCCGATTTTAAATTCATTCAACTTTTTCAAATTTAACTTTTATTAATTTTGGTTTTATATTTTGTTTTTTCATATCTGATAAAAATTTTTTTACATCTTCCTCAGGAATAGAAAATTCATAATCTGCTACCTGATAAATATATATTTTTCCCCCTGTTTTCTTAGATAATGATTTTAACTTTTGTTCTCTTGTTTTCGGAACTATTTCTTTTGCTTTCTCTGCCTTTTTTTCTAATTTCTCTAATTCCGTTGGGCTTTCTTCGGTAAAAAATTTCTTTATTCTGGTAAAAATACTTTTCTTTTGTTTTGGTTTTGGTTTTGTTACCTCTTTTTTTACTTTTTTTCTTTTCATTATACTATTCAATTTTTGTAATGCTTTATTATAATACTTTTTCCCTTGCCTTGTTCTTAAAGTATCAAGAGTTATACCTAACTTATTGAAGACAAAATCTTTTAAATCATCTTCAGTTTTTATCTCTTTACCTATTCTATATAGTTCCGCTTCTCCAAATCCTTTTGTAATAGGGTCAAATGGTTTAATCTCTGCTTTACCAATTTCACCTAAAGCCCGAAGTTTTGCTAATGGTGTTTCTATTCCTAATGGAGTTACTTTTTCTGCTTCTGTTCTTCTCGGTTTCCACACTATTTTTCCAATTTTCTCTGGAGTTACTCCAAGTGCTAATCCTAATAATTTATTCAGTTCTAAAGGAACTTCTTTTCCATTTACAATTTCATAAGGTTCTGCTTTAGAAAATTTTGCTGTAAATATAGTTCTTTTTAGAGCAAGTAAATTTTTTAATCCTTCTAATTGTTTTTGTTCCTCTGCTGAAAATCCCTGTAATGCGGATTGTTTCATCTGTTGAAGCAGATTTAATAATACATCACTTTCAGTTAAAAATAATTCTTTTGGAACTTGTAAAGCCATTTTTTTCTCCTTATCCAAATAAATCTTCAAGTGTAGTTTTTGGTGCTAATCGTTGCCCTAATAAATAAGCAAGTCCTGAAGAACCTAAAATTCCACCTGTAAGTAATCTACTTATTAAATTTATTGGGACTATCTTTTTTTCCTCTTTTTCTCCTTTTTTTATAGTAATTTCTTTTGTTAATCCAAAAAGAGAAGGAAGGAATGTTGTTGCTGCCGCACCTGTCAAAGTTGAAAGTCCAAATTGTAACCAACCTGCTTTTCTTGCTCGTTTTTGTGCTTCTCTTAATTCCTGTTTCTGTTTTTCATACTGCCAGTCAAGAAGTTGTTTCTGTCTTTCAAATTGTTTCTGTGCCATTTTTTCTTGAAATGCCTGAGACAATAGTTGCTGTGATTTAGCAAATCTCCTTGATTTTTCTGCTTCTCCTAACCTTACTTTTTCTTCTCTTTGTGCTAATCCTAATTTTGCCCCTAATTCAGCAGTTTTTTGTGCTACTTTTTCACCTACTCCTGCTGATAATTCTTTTAAAGTGGGAACTCCAAATCCTTTTGCTTCTGCACTTCTTAATAATTGTTCTGTTGCTTCTTTCCCTTCTTTTTCAATACCTCTGGTTAAAATATCATATAATTCCAAATACTCATTAGTAAGAGCCATATTTACCTCCCGTTTAATCTTCCTTCTATTCTCGCAATTCTTTCTCCCTGTTCAGCAGTTTCTTTCTCCAGCCAATCAAGTTTCTTTTTAATATCGTCAATATCTATTTTCAAATGTCTTATTTCATTAAATCTCATTATAAAACTATAAACCCAACTTCCTATGTTAGATACTATTAAAACCAATATCCATAAATCTTTTAAATTTGCTAAAAACTCTCTCATTTTTCTTCCTGAAAATATTTCTTTAAATCCTCTTTTATTCTTACTGTATGTAATATAAGTTTGCTTAAAACTTCACTTGTCTTTTCTACTCTTTCAATTAAATCTTTCATTCTTTCTTCTTTTTTCATTTTAATACAACCAAACTCTCGGATTTGGAAATTTACTACTTAAATCAAAATGTATAAAGTTTTTTCCTATACCTATTCTTATAGGTCTTACAACATTTCTGATTAAATGAATTAAAATTATGGCTCTTTCGTAATTTGAAGAATATCCTATATCAACTGCTAATCCTTTTAAATGAGCAGAATTAGGAGTTCCACCAACTTTTTCATTATGGTTTTTACATCTATATCCAGAATTTATTTTTATAGTAGGACATTCATCTTTTAATTTATCAACAATATGAACAATATCAAAATCCATTTTAACTTTACCGCAACAAGGACATTTAAAATCATCTTTAGTAAAATTCTTAATTAACTCCCAATCATTTTTTTTTAGATACGACATTTGCCTTATTTTTTTTCAAAATTTCAGCCAATTTTTCCATTATTTTATCATCAATTTTAGAAGAAGTAAGTTTTACAGCAACTCTGCCAATAGTATAAATGGTAGATAAAATTCCTATGATTTTTAAAGCCAACGCAGGATTTACAATCCCTAACACAGCCAAAACAGCATTAAGAACAATTGCTCCAACTGTAATCCACATTTCAGAAGTTTTTACTCCAGATTTAATTTTAGCGTCAACTTTTACTTCAATTTTCTCTTGATTTTCCTGATTTTTCTCTGATATTTTTTTCATAATTACCCTCCATAGTTTAAATAAATAAAAAATCTTTTTTATCTTTTTAAACACTACTTCCTCTATTTAATTATACTATTTTTTTATAACTTTGTCAAGTATTTTTTTCATAAATTTTAGTTATAATCCTACTTTCTATTTTATCATAAATCCTAAAATAATCTTCCTCAAAATCAAGTATAAATATATTTATTAATTTTTTATGTTTCAGAAAATCATCAGGGACTACCATATTATCGCCTATATTGGGAAATAAATCCTGTCCTGCTTTTCTATACCATTTATCCACTCCAGAACTACATACTTCTTTATCCCTTGCCTGAATAAAGTTATTAAATTTTCTTTCCAGATTTATACCGATTTTTTTAAGCCCCATAACAAGTATATATATAATATAACTCAAATAATCATATCTTTTTCCAATATCTAATTTTGCTTGTTTAACTATTTCATTTCTTTCTCTATAACTTAAATCTATTTTTCTCATTATCCAGACCTTATGAGGATAATTCATATAGATTTTTATATCTCTTTCCTGACATCCGCCAATAGTATATTCTATTTGCTTTTGCCCTTTAACATCAGATATTAAACAAGTATGAGAAGATTTACCATTCTGAAACCAGCGAATGCCTGAACTGATTAAATCAAATTTCTTATTCTGTATTACCATAATATCTGCTTTTCTTAATTTTCTATAAACTCTATTCATATTTTAAAACCTCTGTTTCTTTTATTTCTTCTATTGCTTCTTCTTTTGGAACTATTGTTGAAGTATCTTTTTCCACATAGAATTGCCCTGTTTTATTATCTAATTTTATTCCTTCTTTTATTTTATATTTTGCTTTCTTTTTCTTCGGAACTTTTATTGCTTTTATTTTTCCTTCTTTATCATCAAAATAATATTTATCTTCTACTTCAAATGTTTTTGTTATTGGTTCAACAGAAGCAAGTAAATTACCCTGTCATTCTATTTGCCTCACCATTATAAAACATTACTGCCCCGTTTAATTTATCAGGAGTTACTTCTTTCTTTACTCGCTCTATTATACTCTGTCTGGTCTCATAGTTATAAAGCACATACGGTGGGTCATTACCGCCGTCAGAAGTAAGTTTTCCCGTGCAGTGAATGTCGCCCGTAACATCTAATTTGTAAGAAGGAGATGTGTCTCCAATGCCGACGTTGCCAGTTTTTATAACCAAAGTATTCTCATAAAAATTTCCACTTTCCTTAGTTGTAAATACTAAAGGAGGATTTGTATTATCAAGCGCTTTATTAAAGCCTATTATTCCATAATTATTACTATCGTTTCCTATAATTAAAACTGGCCTTGTATTTCCACTTTGCCCAATTACTATAGCGTTGTTTCCAGTAACATAACCTATATCATCTCCTACAACTAATAATTCATTTGGATTTGTCGTCCCAATTCCAACCTCTCCCCCATCTTCTACATATATCCCGTTTCCGCCGTCGTCAAGGAGATACAGACCTTTTGAACCATCGGCTCTGATTGTGGAGATGTGTATCTGATAATCCCCAGCGTCCCAGTTTGCGGATAAACCGTCAGTAGAAATAAGAGAAACTGTTGCTTGTCTTATCGCATAATCGGTATATCCTTTTGTGGAAACATCGCTATTTGAAGTTGGAGAAGTGCTATGATTTATGATTTTAAACCCATTTGCATCTAAAACATCCACTAATTTTAATGCTGATATAGAAAAATCCTCTAAAAGATTCCCATCACCTTGTAATTCTCCATTCATAGTTATTGCATTAAACACTTTCTCCCCGCCTATTTCTTGAAATGTATAAGTATCAACAAATGCGTCATAATTCCTGCCATTCAATTTGTCGCTATCGTTTGCCTTTTCATTTTTAAAAAGGTAAGTTATAGGTGCGGAACTTGTAAATATAGGGTCGGTCTCTTCTCCAGCACCGCCAAAAGTGGACGTTGAGGTCATAAATGTCCCATCTGCGAATGTTATCGTGCTTACATTTGTGATTTGTCTTTCATTCAAGTCAATGTCTTTTTTCGCATTTTCATAAGGAACAAATATATTTTGAAATATCTCGCTATTTGCTGGTATTTCCCACCTGCTTGAAGTATTGCCTTGATAATATACTCTGATAGTCGGAGCATTTCCATTTCCAGAAACATCGGCATAAAGTTTTCCTACTATTCTGCTCCCTGTATCGGGGATATAATCCTCATCTAACTGCAACGGTATGAGATATGCTTCCTTATCTGTAATTAAATTACTATTTGAACTTGTTGATATGACTACTTCTGTTGTGTCTGATTTTCTTTCTACTAATACCCAGTAAATTCTTAAATCCTGCGTCCCTGTGGTTTTCTCCGCTGTGAGATACCAATTGTAAACTCCTTTGAGAAGTTTTTGTGGGGCTTCATCTCCCGCAGAAATCCAACCGCCTATGTAATCATTATCCGTCAAACTTGCCTTTTCAATATATGTTTCTGTTCCTGTTGACGGATTCAAATAACAGGTCTTGTATCCAGTAGCGTCATCTTCATCATACATATAATAACTTGCCCCAAGAGAAGTTACTGCAGAAGTTACTGCTAAATCTACATATTCTTTATTGACAAAACTTTTTAAGTCAGCATTTCCAAAAGGAGTATTATTTAATAATGGTATTCCGCTTATTATAGTTTGAGTAGAACTCTGATTTAGAAATAGAAAATCAGAACTATCATAATCATCAAGTTTATCAGAATTTTGAGAGAATGTAGCAGTTCCTGAAATAACTCCATAAGTTGATATTAGAACTCCATTTATATAGGTATCGCCAATAATATTAACTTTTCCCTGAATGGTATTAGTTCCTATTGCCACACTTCCTAAACTTGCTTTATCCTGAATGTAAATATTAGAATGCGCCCCTTCAATCCCTCTTAAATAACTATGTCCATTTGTTCCCCAACCCAACATAATACTATTGCTACTTCCTTCAATTCTAAAAGCATTTTGCCAGTTATATTGAGTATGCGCTTTATCGGTAAAAATATGTATTCTTGCTGCTGGTTGTTTATTTCCATACCATCTTCTATCAAAATATTTACTACCTTCTCCACCAATTCCTATATTATAATATGGATTAACAAGTAAATATAAATTTCTATTATCTCCACTATACCAGTTTTTAGAACTCGCACCTTCTCCTGACCAGGTAGAAAATGTTACAAGATAATTTGCTATACCATAAGCATTATAAGGTTCTTTTATAGTAGATTTAACAAAATCAAACTTTGAACTTGGTTTTTTACCAAGTCCTAAACTTCCGCTTATTTTAGAACTTCCATCAGTATACACATAAAATTTATCATCAGCATTTATATATCCCAAATAAGCAGAAAAACCATCCCCTCCAATATAAACTATATATTCATCATTTTCTCCACTTGGGTCAGGAAGATTATTTGTAATAGCAAGATAATTTTTAAATTGTATTCTACTTTCCTTCCCTTCAAATACTGTGGCTTTAGGATTTCCATTGCCTTCTGTCGGATACCAAGCAGGAGTAGTTATTTTAAATAATGGTTCTGTAGTATTATTACTATCCCATATATTTATTGTTTGTCCTCCATCGTTTGTAATATCAAGATTGTGATTTTCAAATTCATAAGTAGTTTGAGAAGTTTCAAGTTTTATTTGACTACTCCCTTCATCTATATTTATTTTATTATTATTTCCTTTCAATGTAAGAATATCTGTATCTACTTCAATATAATACTCTTGATTTCCAGAAGGTTCTTGTATTCTTATCTGTGGACTATTTCTTTTAATTGTTAATGGATAACCTTCACCTGTATAACTTTCTATTAAACTATCTCCAATACTTAAATTATATGGGCTTTCTATATATAAATGCCCTTTCATAGTTCTGTATCTTAAAGGATGTGATTGATAGCGGGATAATTTTTCATCGGCTAATTCAAATAATTGTCCCTGAACATCATCATCTTCAAGTTCATATCCCTGTTCTGTTTTTACATATCTCGCCCACATTTTTTTAGTTTTAGTTGTTGTTCCAGTAGATTTCTTATTTATATAATACCATAAATAATCAAAATTTGTGTTTAAAAGAAATGGTAATTCTTTTATTTTAACTTTTTCAGGTATTCTATATGGAACTCTTGAATATAATAAAAAACATATAATAGTCAAAAAAAAAGATATTATTAAAGTAACTGTAACCTTTTTCATTTTAATCTCCTATCTTAAACTCTTTGGTTTATAATATATATTTATATTATATAACTCAAACGGGTCTTCATTATTATTCTGTTTTATTTCAAATTTCCATATTTTTGATATTTCTCCCCATTGTATTGGTATTCTATCATTTTGTATTCCTGTTCCTGATAAACTTACAGATTTAGTTGTAAAAGTTGTATCATAATCAGTAGAATATCCTAATATAATATTACCACCTGTCTTTTTAAATGTAGGATAAATATATTCTAATTCACTTTCTCTATCAATAGCAAAAAATAAATCTTTGCTTTGCCAATAAGCATTTATAGTTTGCGAAGAAGAAGGATTTTCATACCTGTCAACATTACCTTGTTCTGCTTGCCATATTGCTCCTTTTAATGCGTCAAGAATATATATATTAGTTCCGACTTCCAACATATCGTTTATATAATATCCATCAAATTTAGTCCAAGCCATATTTTTATCTAAAATATAAACTAAATGATTGTAATTATAAGCAGTAGAAACAGCAAGCCAATATCTTCTGTTGTTAACTCTTCCAACAGGGTTAACAAAATCTGTTTCAGGATACCAAGTTAAAGTTATACTTCTACAAGCAGGGTTTTGTATTCCATCGGTAGTAGAAAATCCAACTTTTGCTTGCATCCATTTATTAGTTCCACCAATAGAAGTCAATAAATCGCCTGAACTTACACTATTCCAAGACGCATTATCCAAAGCAGTTGAAGAAGTCGCAAACCTTACAAAATAATTTATTGTCTGATTATTCTTGACATCTTCAGTAATAAAATATTTCCAAGCCCCAACTTTATTAGCATTAAATTTAGCACTTATCCAAGTTCCAGTTGATTTTATTGCCCCAATTGTAAAATCCTGTAATCTTGGAGTATAACTGCTAATAGAAGTAGAAAAACTTGAAATAACTTGAACATACCTTCCATCAGGACAGGATATTTTCTGATTATCTGATATATCATACCAACTTGACCAGTTTATATTATCAGTAGAACTCTTGATTTTATAATAAATAGTAGTTCCTGTTACAGCAAAATCAGTAACAGTAAAAGTGCTGAAAGCAACTTGTTCGCCAAAATCATAAGTATTGGTTTGAAATGTTCCTGTGCTGGAATATGTAGTAAATCCAGCAGAAACATCTTCTTTTATTTCTATTTCATTTATTCTAATTCTTTCTATCATCAATTGTAATTTTACTTCTTTTTCTCCATCAGTCCATTCATAACCAGTTCCCCAATTAACATCCCACCAGAAATCTATTTTGATTTGAAATTCATCAGTTGGAGGAGGGTCAAAAGTTGATACATTTGTGCTTAAAATTATATCAAAATCTTGATTATCTGTAATTTTATTACCTGAACCCCAACCGTGCTTTGCAGAAAAACTAAATATTCCTTCTTCACTATATATTTCATCATAAGGATCATCAAGCCATTCTGTCTTATATAAAACAGAAATTTTATATTTTAATCCACCAGATTTTACCCATAAATCGTTTCCGTCTTGAGTATAATTTTCTTTCCAAGTATCAATTCCACCTTTTATTCTTAAATAACTAATAATAGATTTATCAAATTTTATATTCTTTATTAAAATATTTGAAGATGTTGGAGTTGTTCCATGATAATCTTTATGAACATAACCACCGTGATATTCTCTTTTTCTTTTAAAATAAAAAGTTGGAATACTGGATATTGTAAAATATCCAAAAGAATTATAATCATCATCGTCTAAATTTAATAAATTATATTTATATACATCAAAATCAGCACTATATTCTGCTAAAATTGATAAAGGATTAAATTCTAAATTATATAAACCAGACGGATTAAAAGTAAAATCTAAAGATAAATTTTTAGCATTATTTATAATTACATTCGTATAAGTTCCCATACTTAAAGTAAAATTTTCATATTTTTTTGATTTATCCTTTAATTTTATTTCATTTCCAGAAATAGTAATAGCACTTGTAGAAGTCCCTGCTGAAAAATCGGAGTTTGTAGTATTTATCCAGTAATTAACCTGTCCTGAAATATTTTTAGTATTATCTATATCAGGTTCTATCGGCAAAGATATTTCTCTAAAAAAACTCCCATCAAAAAATATTACTCCTTTATCTGATAAAAATATCAATCCATTTTTATATTCATCTATTGTATCCTGACTTATACAGCCATATTCAGAAGTAAGTTTAATTAAATACCCTGCTTCAGGTGAAGCCCCTGATAATCTCCATATAGAATTTCTTTTAAATATATATAAATCGCCTTTCCATACATATAGTCCAGTAATTATATCACCATTATTCTGCCCTACAAAAAACAATTGTGTTTCATTCCACGCATTTTCTTGGCTTGGTAAATAAGCAGTATCAGTCCAATATACTCCAGAAGGATAATCATAAGTATTAGCAATAAAAACTCTATCATAAATTATTCCAGAAGAAGCGTCAGATATACTTGCTATATATTTCCCTTTTGGAATAAAATCATATTCAGAAATATTTGTTCCGTCAAAAGAAAATACTGTATCTATTCCATTGGTAAAAAATATCTTGTCATTTACTACTGTTGCCTGTAATGAATTTAATTCCCATTTTAATCCTGAAGTAATTAAACTCCAAGTTCCATCTTCCATATCAGGAGAATAATATAATTTATCTTGTATTTGAGTTATATAAAATTCTTCTCCTGTTGATTTTTTATAATACCATAATTTATTTCCAATAGTTGTTGTAGAAGGATACCCTTTATATTTATATCCTTTTCTTCTTGTTACTCCTCCTATTTCATCAAATAGAACATTTTGACAATCAGGTGTTTGATTTTCAGGTATTATAGCAGAAGCAAATTTTGTATTAAGCCCACCAGAAAAATCAGATAAAGATTTTATTTGCGGTTTTTGTTCGGCATATATATTTATAATTAAAAATAAAATTAACCATAACATTTTTAAATTTAAAATCTTTTCCCCTGAACTGTTGGAAAATAGTTCGGTTTAGAATTTATATCTTTTTGCATTGCTTTTAACCTTTCAATATAAAGATTATAATAAAAACTTGCCATTCCAGGATTTTCATCTATTGCTGATAATTGCGAAGCAACCCATAAGCAAATTAAATAATGATAAGGATAAAGTTTTTTTAATCCTCTAAATGGTATATCATTATCAGAACTTAATTCAGAAGCATTTTCAAAATAATATATAGTAACAGTATATTGTTTATCAGGAGGAGGATAAAACCCTATCTTTAAATTCGTATTACTTGATTGATAAACATAATATTTCGTAGGTTCTGAAGAACTAATATTTACATTCCATTGACTATTATTAGCGTCAAGTTTTTGTAATGTAGTTTCTTCTAAAGATTTATTATTTAAAACTACTCTTGTTACGGTAAAAATAGTATCAGTAATAGTATAAACAGCATATTTGCTTGATATTGTAATATCATAATAATTTTTTTGACACCAAGTCAAAGAAACTATTTCTTCCTGTGCTAAATTTATATATTGATTTATTTCCGTATCAAGCCAATGTTGTTTATTACTATTAGAATTAGCGTCTCTGACTAAATCTCTTATTATGTCTCGTATTTGTCCCCTATTTAAAGCATAAAGAGGAATATATGATAAAAATAATAATTGATATAGCAAAAATACTATAAAATAAAATTTCCACTTTTTCATTATTCTATTTTTATTTCGTCATTTCACATTAATCATCAATAATACTTTATCATTTCCATAAGTATCTTGACAACTTGCTTTAACATTGCTCTTAAATTTCATTCCCGAAGGTATATCAAATGCCGTAAAACTATTAGCACCAACTTTCACTTCTAATTTTACTGTTGATGTAGAATTATCGCCAATATATATTGTTTGTGCTGTATTTGAAGAATTTGATATAGCAAAAAAATCGGCATAACAAGAACCATTATATACTGTTGTTGGAACAGTGGAAATATAAACTGAATATCCCACTCCCGCAGATAATCCTGTTACAAAAATAAACAATAATGCTATCTTTTTCATTTACACCTCCTATTCGCCATAATCTTGAGGGTCTATACACCATCTACAATACCACCCTTTCCCCGTTTCTATTATATCTCTTGTAAATCTTTCATAATAAGCCCCACATCTTCTACATTGAACAAGTCCGCCTTTGCCAAATAATCTCTGATATGCCCTTCTATTATGCGACTTGTTTATTTGCTGTCGTCTTAACTTATATGTGCTATATCTCATTAGTTATTATTAAATCCTATTTCTATCCACTTACCATTTATTAATAACAATTCAAGAACATCATTTGAACTTAATGCTCTTGTGTTACTTCCAAGTTCAAGAAGAGTTCCTGACTTTGTCCCATTATCCTGTAAAGTTACGGTATTGCTTCCACCGACTATCATAAAATGCGTCCCTTCTGTATAAGTTGTAGTAGAAATGAAAGGCGTAGCATTACTGGTAATAGTTCCTGTTCCGCATATAACCATTATACTATCGGTTATAGATAATGAAGAACTTGTGCTTAAATAAACAGTGGAAGAAACTCCTCTTGTTTCTAATCCATCTATAGTAACATCACCTGTAATAGATACATCATCAGTAGATGTAACGCCAGCCACTGAAAGACTTCCACTTGCAATAATATTACCACTATCATCTACATTAAAGTTATCTAAAGTAAGTTGATTTGCTTTTAATATTACAAATAAAGAAATTACACCTAAACACACACTTATTATTCTTTTCATTTTTTCCCTCCTGTTTAAAAATTCAGGAGGCAGGGAAAAACCCTACCCCCTGAACAGTTTTGTTAAATTATCCACCAATACTTCCATAAGTTCCTGCCGCTGAAACCCAACCTACATCTTCCCTAAACCTTACTCCATATATAGCATCAAGAGTATTGTCAGGTGCAGGATATGAAAAAGTATTAACTCTTTCCCTGATTATCATCATTAACTGGTGCATATTTTTCTCTGTTAAAAGATACCAACTATCAGTATCAGTAATGTATTCCCAAATTACAGGAACTAAACCAATGGTCTTTACAGCATTGGTATCTCTATTTGCTGTTCCTGATTTTTCAGGGTTCTGCAAAAGTTGAACTACTGTCGCCCAGTTAGAAGGTGCAACTAATAGATATTTTGGAACTAAACCCATAGGAATACCCTGGTCATTAGGAGTTGACCTCATAGCCGCTATTGCCTGTTCTATTGCTGAAACTGAAAGGTCAACATTTGTTGCTGGTCTGTTGGAAAAAGAAGTTGTGCTTGAAGACCCATACAAAGGATGGTCTGTTGCACAAAGAACTTTCCCATCAGCACCAGTATAAGAAGCATTCTGCGACCTATCAAAAATCTGTGCGGCGTGTGTTTCTAATGTAGCAACTGCACTTTGAGATAACATTACTGGAATTCTGCGAAGATGTCCACTCCTATCATCATCATAAGCCTCTTTAGTTATTCTTACTCCCAAAGAGTAAGTTACTGCTGTAAAAGTCTTGCTGTATTTCTGTTTTGGTTCATCAAAAGAAAAATTTGTTCCTTCATTTTTCTTTGGAACAAGACCAAACCCTGTTAAACCAGAATACTTATTATAAGAATCTTTGCTGTTTACAATATTAAAAATCCTCTTATATGTATTTGGTTTTGCCTGAAAATTATCAAGAAAAATCTTGTCATAATCTTTACTTATCAAATTTGCGATTGAACTTTTATTTACAACTGCCATTTTATACCTCCCTTAATTAAATTTAATTTAAAATTACGATGCTTCACTTGCAGCAAACTGCGATGCCGCTGCAAGAACTCTGACCAATACTTTACCATTAGTTGTCCCTGCATCATCTTTTAATGCAATAACTTTAAGAGCATCGTGGTCTGTATCTCCTAAATCAACATAAACATCATTAGAAGACACATAAAGAGCATAATGTTTTCCAACGTGAGTTACAGCAATAGTAACATCACTTCCACCATCAGTTGAAACTGCTTCAAATATTGTCGTTGGTGTTGCCAGTATTACTGGTAAAGAAGTATCAGTCGTCCCTGAAGCATCAGCATCTGCTATACCAAGAATAGCAGTCCCATCAGAAGCACAAGCAGTCAGTTTACCACTTGAAAGATAAACAAGCTGTCCTTTTTTAAAACTCTGACTTGCTGCTTCTGGATAAAAATGTTTTATAAACTCTCCTTCACGATATACAAATTTTGCCATTTTATACCTCCCTTAATTAAAAATTTATTTAGATTATTCTATGAAAATATTAACGTCTATATAGTTTATTTATTTCTCTCTACTTTAACATCTCCGACTACTCTAACTTTCTTTGCATCTTTGTTCCCTAACTGGTCTTTAACTTTTTCTTCAAATGTTGCTTTTGCCCCCTGTGTAAAAGATTTAATCAATTTGTCTTTCTGGTCTTCTCTATCTTTCCAGTCATCATTATGTATTGCCATAAGAATAGTATCTCCAACTTGGATATACTCTCCTTTTTCATCTTTTATCGGAACATATCCTTGCCCCATTTTCAAATTAACTCTATCATCATCGTTGCGTATAAAACAAAAATGAGCATTAGGATATTTTTTCTTTATTTCATCTTTAACTTTAAATTTATCCTGATTAAACCAATCCTTTCTTCTCAAAGGTTTAATTTCCATACATCCTCCTTATATTTCTAAAATATCTGAATAATCTTCTTTAACATATTTTTTCTCTGCATAATATTTTTCTACTTCATCAGGATTTTGACCTATTCTTTTTAAATATTCTCTTTCTTCTTTCGTAAGAATAGGTTTTCTTGATGAAACAGAAGGCTTCTTTTCATTGCTTGCTACGGAAGGTATCGTTTGTGGTTTTCCACCAGAACGGGCTTCCGTTTTCACCTTTTCAACTATTTCAGGAAAATTCTCTGCTAAAACCTCTTTCCACGCATTTTTCAAAGAACTAACATTAATCCTCTCTTCTATAGGTTTATCCTTTAACTTCTCTATTATTTTATCCCTATAATCTTTTGCAAGGGGCATTTCTTCTTCAAATTTTCTTAATGAGTTCTCAAACTGCGAACTTAAAATAGTTTCTTTAATTGGTTTAAGTTTCTGTTCAAGAATTAAATTCTGAACATCATAAATAGCCTTAATCTGTTGAAATGGCATTCCATATTCTTCTTCAATTTTTTCTATAAGTTCTTCACTACTTATAGGAGCAGTTTCAGGCGATTTTTTAGCAGCGGCAATTTCGTCCATTTTCTTTCTTAATTCCGCCGCTTCCATTTCTTTCACCTTCATCTGCTTCACAGCGTCTTTATATGCTTTTGCCTGTTCCTCAACAGATTTAAACTTGTCTTTATAAAACCAATCAGGATATTCTGTTTCCTGTTTGGTTTCTCCTTCTTCAGATTTTTCTTCTTCTTTTCCTTCTTCCTTTTCTTCTTGCTTATCTTCCGAAGTTTCCTGTCCTTCTGATTTTTCCTCTGTTTCTTCAGAGGGTTCTCCAGAAGAACTTTCTCCTTCAGAAGGGGCAAGTAAATTTTCATCAAACAAATTTTTGTCATCATCTTCTACGAACATACTTACCTCCTCATTTGTAGCGGGGCATAATCGCTTATCGCTACTTTATAAAATTATATATTAAAAAAAAATATTTGTCAAGCATTTTTTTTAAGATAATTCGTAAGATTTAAAAAATATCTTATTGCTTTAAGTTGTCCTTTTCTTATCATATCCTTTTCATTAGTTTTTTCAATAGAAGTCTCAAGTTCATTTCTAACTGATTTAAAATATTTTACCATTTCATTTACTATTATTTTCCAACCTTTTGTCGCTTCAAGTTCTTCTATTTTTTCTCTTAATTCAATTTCATTGTAATTGTTCATTATTCCTCCCTTTAACTATACTCTTAACATAATTTCTTCTAAATTCTTTTGCCCTTCTTTCTATTTCTTTATCATCAAATCCCGCTTCTTTTAATTCCTGCCTTAATTCATTTTCTTTGATTAATCCTTCTCTCATTAACAATTCTTCCTCTTTCTGTTTCAATGCTTGGGCTGTCTGGACTATTTGTTGTTTTGCTTCTTCCATTTGCCTTATCTCTTCAGGTGTTCTCATAACTTTATCAGTAAGCCTACTATCAAGAGCATCTATAAGATTTCTTTTTAACTGATATATATCAACCTCGCCTGATTTATCTCCAGCAAATATATTAAGCAATGTTAAAGCAGTTTGTTTATCTATATCTTTCATAGCCCGAACAGCATCAGCAAGAACATTTATTTCATAATCTTCTAAATCTTCTAAATCTTCTCTTTTTAAAATATTATTTTCAGAATATTGTATTCCTTCTTGTGGCATAAATTCATATAATACTTGTAAAGTTTGTCTTACTGCTTCTTTTATACCTTGCTGAATATTTTTAAGTAAAAAATTAACATTAACCGCAAATTCCTGCAATAATGCTAAAGTCCCTCTTGCAGTAGGTCTTTCAACTTGCTCTTTTCCAAATGCAGTTTCAGGAACTGCTGTTATTTTTTCTAACATTGATACAACAAAACTTTCAAGTTTATATAAATCAACAGATACATTTCTTATAGGAAATTGCTGAATTACATTAAAATCTGGAACAGGAATTGCTGCTCCTGGCTTAATTTTAATCCTTGATGGGTCAAATCCTCTATTAGGAATATACATAAAAGTTATAGCATTTGCTAAAGTTGCATTATCTATCGTAATGTTATGTATCGTATCAAGTTCATCGTTTAGTAATGCTATTCTCTGCGGTATAGATTGTCCTGTAATTCTATCTGCTATTCTATAACAGGGTATAGCAACATAAGGTTTTCTCTTATCAAAAAATTTATTCTCATCAGCATATAACAAGACATTGTTCTTAATATCTATAACAAATTGATAATCTTTTTCTTCTTCATCATCTTCCATTTGATATTTACACCATATTTCATAAATCTCATAATTCTCATAATTAAAAGTTTCACTAATTCCAAGATGTTCATCTTTAACTTCGTCGCTTTCAAGATTTCTCTGTTTTTCTATTTCAATATTTTCATATGCTTCTTTATTGAGCCAGTCGCTTCTCATAATATCTTGCTTATTTCTGTATAATCTCTGTGCAAACCAACTTGCATCCTGAATATTTTTTGCTCCCCTTTCCCAAAAACAATCAACAACTGATATATCTTCCCAATACGGAATAAAAATCTCTTTTTCAATTTTTTTAGTAGCAAGTTTTCCTTCCTCTACTTCATATCCTAAAAACTTCTGAACTCCGTCTATAATTTTTCTTATGAGATTATATTTATAAACAGTCTTTTTATAAAACAATGGATAAATTTTTATAAACCTTGTTCCTTCAACTACAAGTCCTTGAAATAAATTACAAATCTTGTTATATAAATCCATTTTCGGAACAAAATAAAAATTAAAACTATTTTCTATTTTTCTTGCACTTTCTTCCTTATTTCCCGATAAATCATTTATTGCCGCAATTTTCCTTCCTGAAAAAACTCCATTAACAAATCTACTTTCAAGAGCAGTGCAAGTCCAAGAAGCAAAAGGAATATGAAAATTCGCAGCATCTTCCCAAGGAAAATCTTTATTCTTTTTTGAAGAATAAACTCCTAAATATCTTTCCCAACTTTCTGGTATAACAGTTTCTCTAAATTCTTTTGTCTCAAGTTTTTCTTTTTCTATAAGTTCTCTAAAATATGATACAATTTTATCTTGTTCTTCTTTTTTAATTTCAATCATTTTTTATTCCTCCATTATTAAAACAATATTTTCATCTTTAACAATTTTATAAAAAACATTATCTATCATAAACTCTTCACCAGCATAATAATCAAGAATACATCTCTGCCCTCTTTGAATTTCAGGATTAACCATTTTTCCGCAACCTCTCACAATCCCTTTACATAATCTTCTTTTTTCTTTTTCAACAACACTTTCAGGAAGATAAATACTTCCTTTTTTCTCTGGCACTTCTTCCATTTGAACAAGAACATAATCATTGAGTAATCTTAATCCATTCATATAACCTCCTCAATTATAAATTTTTTTAATAAAAAAGTCAAGCATTTTATCCATATCCAGTTCTTGTTCTTATTTCTCTATTATAGTTTGCTCTTTCATATTCTTCATACAAAAATTCAGAATTAAACGGAGCAATTTTTTCATATGCCCATAATCCCATAACAAGGGCAGTTGCTCTATCTGGACTTCTGCCCAATCTTCTTTTAGTATCTTCGCTTTTCTCAACTTCCAATTTGTCTTCATAAGGTTTAAACTTAACTCCAGCAAGTTGTCCTTTTAATAAATCGTCATCTTGAATAGATACTTCTCTTCTTTGAAATTTATCTGCTGCTACAAACCAAGCCTCTGCTTTAAGATTTTTATATTTATCTTTTTCAGTTGCTTTTTCCGCTGCTGAAAATCCTATAACTGGTAAACCAAGTTCTACTAATCTACTATACATTCCCGCTCCTACTCCATTGCTATCAATTACAATTAAATCTGCTTTATGCTGTTTATATAGTAATGCTAAATGTCCTACAATTTCCATAGGTTGAGAATATCCTAAAATTCTCTGGTCTATTATTCTTAAATTTTTTATAACATAAATAACAGTTTCATCTTCTCCCATAGCAGCAGGGTCACAGGATATTATAGTTTTCGGTTTGCCTAAATTTGATACAGGTCTTTCAATTGCCTCACATACAATATTGTATGGAATAATTATATCTCCATCTTCAAGTTCGTCCCAACTTCCTTCAATATATGCTTTTAATAACTTCGGTCTGTGTTTTAAAACTTCTCTTAATTTATTAACATAATCAGAAGGAAGATAAGGATTATCTTTAGGTAATGCTGGAATAAAATGATAATCTGGCTCTGGATTAAGTATAAATTTATCTTTAAGCCAACATACTCTTGGATTACAAGTTAAAAGTCCTCTATATTTTGGCTCTCTTCCATCTAAAAGTTTATGCCTCAAAGTTCCACAAAGAGCAGCAAAATCATCATAACTTATTTCTTCTGCCTGGTCTATACCAAAAAATCCAAGTTCCATAGAATTAAATTTAACTATTTCTCTTTCATCATCTAATCCACCATACAAAATTTCGCTGCCATTTACAAAAGTTATAGTTTTCTTATGGTCATTATGTTTATAAAGTTCAGCAGGAATTTCTCTAAAAAAAGTTTTTAAAGTAGTATTGGTAAAATCAACACTTCTCTTTCTTCCAAGAAATCCTCTGTTTCCTGGATATTCCATACTCAAAAAAAACGCTTCCCAGACGAGAGATACAGAATTATGTGTTACTATAAAGTCATCAGTAATATATAAACCAGAAGGGTGTCTTAATTTTATACATCTTGCTTCTCCTCTTCCAAAATATTTTATTGATTTTAATCTTCTTTGTAATTTACCATTTCCTCCATTATATTCTACATAACCTCTTTCTTTCTTTCTTGGTAAAGAAAATAATAAATATGGATTTTCAATTTTAATATATAACCTATAAACTTTTTGACAAGTAATAGTTTCATTTCCTTTTCTATATTTACCTTGTTTTGTAGATAAAGTTGCTTTACCTCCTAAACTCCTTATAATCCACTGGACATCTTTTGCTAATTGTTCGCTTGTTGTTGAAAATTCAATATGTCCTACTTTATCAATATGTCCATCTGTATCAAATAAACCTCTTATAATTTCATATCTTATTTCAAGAGGGGCTAATTTATATTCTTCAGGAATAAATTTATTTTCTGCTCTATGTAACAATCCATATTTATTTAATTCTTTCTTTAACTTTCCATTATCAGGAATAGAATACGAATACTTTCCTTTATTTTTTTTTATAGGATATTTCTCTTTAATTCTATCAACTATATATTTATCATTAGAACTAAAATTAATTGTCATTCGAGATAAACTACCATCTCCAATTAAAGCACCTAAAATATATGGCGGTATACTCCACTTATTTCTCCATCTATTTTGAGGTATTGTAAACTCAACTGGTTTTGTTAATGGAATTAAAATATTAGGAGTAATTCCTGATTTTGAATTTTTTGCTTTTTCTAATTTTTCTATCAACTCTTCCGTAGTATATAAACCTATGCTTGAAATCTTCATACCTCTTCTTTTAGTTATCTTTCCAACAATATGACATAACCATAAATGGTCTAAAGTAACTATTGTTTTAGCACCATCAATAAATTCAACTTCGTATAAATCCTGTTCTCCCATCTCATAAATCTTTATAACTTCACTACAACTTCCATCAGGACAAGTTACTAAATCACCAACTTTAATATCCTTCATTTTCTTAAATCCAAATGGAGTTAAAACATCTGCATAAATATAAGAAGCTTTCCCACTTCCTTTACTTCCTCCGTAAAGTGTATATCTATGTTTATCACTATGAAAAAGTTTTTGTCTTTCGTGTGGTTTATACTTTATTTTTATTTCCATTATTCTTCCTCTTCTTTTTCCTCTTTCAATATTTCTGCTTCTATAGTTTTATCAACTATCTTTTCTTCAACAGGACGAGGCACTTCTTCAGAAAAATGTATAATAATTTTTCTATCTTCTTTATCAATAAAAAGTTCGTTCGGAAGAATTTTTTTAAAAAGAGCAATCGCATAATCTTTATCCTCATACGCCTTTTCAACAAAATGAACTAAAAAAGATTTTTTATTTTTTTCTTTTGCTACTTCTAACGCTTTTCTTAATTCTTCTATTTCAGGACGACGAGGTCTTCCTCTTGGATTTCCCGATTGTCCTTTTTTCCAAAGATGAGGTCTCGGTTTCCATTCTTTTTTTTTAATTTCCTTTTGTTTGTCGTTCATATTCATCTAAAATTCTTTTAAAAAACTTTTTTCTTATTTCTTTATTTTTTATTCTAACAATAGGAAAAAATTTTATTGAACCATCTTCATAAACTTTTTTTTCTGCTGGAAAACCAACAATATATTTATCATTTATTTTAAGAATTTTAATATCATTTATTTCAATATCAAAATTTGTAATGACTTTTACATAAGCCCTTAATTTTCCATCAGGACTTGTTGCTTTCCGAATGAATACTTCTTTAAGCATTGTTCCTCCTTATCTTTTTCTCTTTTTCCTTTTTCTACCAGCAACTGCTAATGCTTGAAATTTTTTCTTTCCATACTTTCTACGCCCAATATAGGCTGCTACCGCCTTTGGATTTCTAACTCCTTTTTTCGCAAGAACTTTCTCCAGAGCAGAAAATCTCTTACCACTACCAAGTTTAGGTTTTTTCCCGACAGCCTTATAACTCGTGCCTTTTCTTTTCCTTGCTCTTTTTGATTTTACTTTAACATAACGAAACGCCATTTTCTTTACCTCCTTTTTCTTTTCAAAGGATGCCGACAATTACTTGTCCTATTTCTTCCTCTTCCGCCTCTTAACCAACCTCTTTGACTCCCATCACGAAGACCAAATCCTCTTCTTACTCTTCTCATTTTTTCCTCCCAATTTTTAAAATTATAAATCTTTTCAAAAACTTTGTCAAGATTTTTTTCTCTTTCTTCTCTTTTTTCTTCTCGGTATTCTTCCCTCTTCAACCATATGAAGCACAGCAAGATATTTCCGTAATGTTTTTTTATTCCTCGCCCGTCCAACTTTCTTTAATCCATTCTCCCTTTTATAAACTGTCAATCCTTTAACAATATATGGCATTTTATTTACTCCTATACCAAAAATTATACATTATTAACTTTTTTTTGTCAAGAACTTTTTTAAAAAATTTTTGTTTTGTGTATATTATATATATTATATATATACTATATCAATGCTATGTTAATGTTATATCAATGCTATTTAATAATATTTAAAAATTTTTAAAGAGCATTAAAGGGTTTTTTATTATCCAGAGAGATAAATAACTATAATAACTTAAATAACTAATATATTAATTATATATAATATAATATAATATATATAACACGAACGAAAAAAATTTTATTGAACGCCACTTTTTGCTGAAAATACTAATAAAATAAGGCATTTTCAAAAAAAAGTTAGAATTTATGTTAATTAGGGACTTTAGCCACTTTCTTTAAGAGATTGGAAAAAGTCCTGATTTAGACGCACCTATTTTGTTTTGATTTATAGTCAATATCTCTCTGTCACTGGTAGGGAAACCCTTTAAAAAACCCTCCAGCACTTTTTAAAAATCTGCTCTTTTGTTTTTTAACCAGTTCTTTTTAACTGGCAAGGTCAAACAACTACGCACTTAATTCAAACCCAGTAAAAAGTGTAAATAATTTTTTTTTGTTTGTCAAGTATTTTTTTTGTCGTCGGAAAAATATTTTTTTAGTTACAAAAATTATTTTTGTATTGTATCTTCTGTAACAAAATTGTTACTATATTTTATGGTTTTGTTACCAAACTTTTTGGTTAAACTATTAGTTTGTTAGATAATTTTTTATGTGACTTTTATCACTATGTTCAATATTGTTCAATTTTTGAACATTTAGAACGTTTAGAATATTTTGAACGATATAAACAATTTATGACGAGAACTAATTTTACTTATTTTACTTGTTTTACAGAGATTGATATAGTTGACAATAAGTTGACAAAAATGATTTAAATTTATAAACCTATTTTTTCTGTTTTAAGTTTATAAACCTGATTTTGCTTTGAGTTGGTGGGAGAGATACCAAAAAATCTTCTCATCTCAATGGGTCAATTTTTTTAAAAGGCAGTCAAAAGAATTCTTTTTTCTGGAGCAATGGCAAGATATGGGCAAGATATGGGCAGGATATGGGCAAATGGCAATGGGAAAGACTGGGAAAAACAAGAGCAGGCAGGGGGGATTTGGTTGTGGATAACTTTTTAAAATTCTTGAAAATGTCTTATTTTATTGGCATTTTCAAAGTGTTGACAGATTGGCAATGTATGGGAAAGTTGTGGATAACTTTGGGAATGTTCAATTTTTGAACGATAGGGGGAGGGAGGAGAGGTGCTCCTTTTTAGCCTACCTATACAGAGCCATAAAGAATTGAAAATAAACAATATAATATAAGTATTTTTCATAGGCACAATATAACAATTGCCAATGATTTTTACATAAGTATAAAGGAGGTGGAAAAATGAAGTATTTTGAGCAGTTTTTTGAGGAAAAAAATTTACCATTTCAACAGTGGGAAATTGCCGACAATTCAGGGAATACTCACATAATTTCAAATGAGGATATCATTGAAATGGTGAAACAGACCGAAGGGGCAGAAGCAGAAGCAATAAAAAAGGTCTTGGTAAAATTAGATTTCGCGAATGCTGATATAAATAAATATTTGCGATTTTTGGCGGAAAGGTTAATTAAGGAGGTGGGAAGATGAACAGAAAAATGGTCAATGAATGGAGAAAAGTAATCTCCACTGCTTCATGGGAAAAAGTAAGGGAAGTAGTGGAGAAGAATAGAGTTAGTGAAAGGGGAAGAGGGATAAGAATAGAAAGGGTTGGGGAAGGGACGTGGGATGTGTATTCTTTGGGAAGGGAAATCAGCATTTTAGATTGGGATGGAAAAAGGGTCGAAGACATCCGGGAAGGGGATGGGTATGTTCATGGGACCCCTGATATTTTTCATGCAGATGAATATTTTGTGGTGGAGGGAGTGGATTTTGGGGATGGGAAGGATTGGGTTTACCTCAGGGATAGGGAAGGGAAACTGTTTTTGGTTTCCCTCAGGGAGGAGGGTGAGAAATGGGTAGAGATGATGTAGAGTCGAAACTGGGATATGAAAGTCCACCTCTGTCGCTGAGAGAAAATCAGTGATGGCGGGCTTTTTTTTTGGACTTTTTAAGGAGGTGGTAAGATGAGAGAAAGAATGGAAGTAAACCTAAAGAATGTGTATCTGGAGGAAGGGGACTGGGCCGGAGTAAAGGAGTATGTTGACGCAATATTGCGCCAGCAAGCAAATGGAAAACTTGTTTTAGATATTCCTGATAACACCCGATTTGGAGTTGATGCTCATTTTGAGGTAATAATCATAAAGAAAGAAACATTTGAAAAATTAAGGAGGGAAAGATGAAGAAAAAAACAATCGAAAAAGAAGTGAAAGAAAAAAGAAGGTTCGTATTATTACGAAAACTATCGTGATGAATTTCTTACGGACGCAGAAATTTTTATGAATTCCCTCGTGAATGAGGGAATAAAGTTAGGGATGAAAATTAAAAAGGAGGTGGAAAGATGAAAATAGATAAAAAATATATTAAAATGTGTGAAAAAGCAGAGGAAATACAGAAAAAATGGAAACCGCAAGAATGGGATTATTGTTATTGTTATGGAGAATTTGGAGGAGTTGTTGTTCTTTCAGAATATGAAACTGATGGTGGCGTATATGGACACGGAATTGAAGATGGTAAAATAATATGCACAGATATAGATTATATGGAACGAGAAATAAAACATATTTGGCTTCCCCGTCAAGACCAGTTGCAGGAAATGTTAAATATAAAATGGCACGAATTAGGCATTATTCTTTATTTATTGATAGGGTTTTGGAAGGTGAATGAGAAAAAATTTTCTTCAATAGAACAACTTTTACTTGCTTTTGTGATGAAAAAGAAATATAACAAAGAATGGAATGATGAAAAAGAAGAATGGAAAAGTTAGTAAAGGAGGAGAGAAGATGAAATGTCAAAGGATTTTAGAAGCAGATGATTTATTTAGAGAAGCAAATAAAAAATTATCTTTTAAACAATTTTATTATTGGCTTTGTTATTACTATGGAATAACTTTTAAATATTTAAAAAAGAAAGATATAAAAATATTGAGAAAACGAATAAAAGAAAAGGAAGTCTCTGATGTATAACGACGAAATAAAAAAAAGAATTAAAAAATTAAATGAAATTGAAAATAAAATAACTTTCACAGAGTTATTTTTATTTATTGCTTCTATTGTTTTTATTATTATTTATGGATTTTTAAAATGACTAAAAAAACACTTGACAGAATAAAAAAAATGATTTATATTAAAAAGGAGGCAAAAGATGAAAAAAAATAAAGAAATCAACGTGGAAACCAAAATAAAAAATCAGGAAGAAAAAGAAGAAAAAATAGATGAATTTGTTATAAAATTCTTATTAATAAAGGAATTAAATAAGGAGGTGAAAAAAATCATAGAAAAAAGTAAAAAAGTTGCAATAGATAGGGAAAAAGAAACGAATAAATTGATTGAAAGATTAATAAAAAAAGACAAGCGTTATAAAAAATACTTACCAGAAATGATACCTATGATTTGCTTGGTGATAAATGAGCGTTGTGTAAAAAAGAAAGAAACTAAAACAGAAAAAATGGCAAAAGCATTAGCGAATTCTGTTATGAATGAAATAGAGCGAGTTGCAGCAGAGGTATCAAATAAAAAGAAGGAGTTTAAAAAGTGAAATTTCAAGAATATGGTTTAGGTATAAAAATAAGACCAACAAAAACATTATTGCCAAAAGATAAACGAAAAAAACCTTATCCAACAATACGCAAATTAGGTTTAAAAAATATAACTACTTGGGAAGAATATCATCTTGCATTGATAAAAAAAATTAAAAAAGAATTAAAAAAAAGAATGGAAAGAGAAATTGCAAGGATATTTGCTTATGGAGATGTAAAATGAAAAGAAGAGAAATGTATGAAAAAATTGTAGAGGAAATGAATAAATGGTCAGAAGCAGAGATAAGGATTGATACACACGCTCGGAATTGGAGTTATGCTATTATTAGAGGTTTGTATAAGATACCAGAAAGAAATATCCTATGCAGTGTAAATGAATATATCACATATAAAAAAGCAAAAAAGATATTGGAGTATTTCGCTACTCAAGGAGGCAAAGATGAATAAAGATGTAAAAAAACCGAAAGAAACAGAAATTGTTGTCAGTTTATCCGCAGTTTTACCTACAGGAGAATTTGAAAACTTTAAACCTCTATATTCTATTAAAGAGGTATATGAAGGAGAAATTGACAAAGAAGAGAAATCAGCAAAGTTGAGAAAATTTATTCAGAAAATGTTAGATGCTGATTATCAAGAAGTTATCAGAAGAAGAATTGAAAAAATGAGGGCAGATATAAAATTAGAAATTATTGAAGGAATTTTAATGCCAAGTGTAACTTCTATATTAAATTGGCAAGGAATAGATTATGACCCGATAAAACTTCAACAATATGCTTCAAGAGGAACGATACCACATAAAGTAACAGCAGTGTTTTTTGAAACAGGAATAAATAAATTAAAAGAAAAAGGAATAATAAAAGATAGTTATTCAATTGAGGAATTATTGAAGTATGGAGAATGGAAAAATCCTGAAGATATACCAGAATTAGCAACAGATGTTTTAATAGTTAAACAGGGAGAACTTGGACTTGACTGGAATGATTGTAATCCAAAAGGATTTTTGGAAAAGCACGGGAATAGAATGAAAATAATTGATTTTGAAAAAAAGATTATAAATATGGAATATAAATATTTTGGAACTATGGATATTTATGGAGAATGGGAAGGAAAAAAGGCAGTAATGGACTGGAAAACAAGCAGTAATATAAAAGAAACAACAGCGTTTAAACAAATGAGTGCTTATGCATATGGATTAGAGGAAAAAGTAGAACGCTTGGTTATACTTCCATTGAACCCGAGCAATAAGAGTGGTTTTGGTAATCCTATAATAACGGAAGATATTGACCGATACTTTAATTTATTCTTACAGGACAGGCAAAATTTTAAAAAGGTATATGGGATTTAAGGAGGAAGAAAAAGGAGGTGATATTATGTGGGAGTATCCAGAAAGAAAAAGTGAAACAAAGTTTTTGAAATTGCCAAGAGTGGCAGAAAGTATTTTGAGAGTTAAAATTAAGGAAATCAGAAAAGGGCAGGCAAAAGATAGTAGGTTTAATTTTCATCGCAGGGAAGAACAGGTTATAAATGGGAAAAAAGTCAAGGTTGATGTGGATTTGGGCTATAATATGGAAATTGAAACTACTGAAGGAAAAATCTTGACAATATCTAATTGGGGATTATACCGAGAATTTATGAAGCATAAGGTCAATGACGGCGATACAATAGATATAGAACATCCTGATAGAGGCGTTTGGAAAGTTACAATAATAAATAAAGCAAATGATGAAAGAAATAATGAAAATATTGGAGAACCTGATGTCCCATTTTAAGATATTGTTGACAATTTGTCAACAGAACTACCAGCAGGCAAACCGAACTCAAATTGGGTGCGGGGGGCGATGCTTCCCGCTTGCCTGCTTTAATAGGAGTGTATTATGAATAAAGAGAATATTCCGAAAAGCATAAAGTTATGCCGATTAAGTTTTAAATTTATGGATGGGACAGTTGCTATTGTAAGGGATAAATGTTCTTTATACAATAAAGGGAAATGTATGTATGATAAGAGAGAATGTAAAGTATATGAGTTTAGGAGGTAATAAAGATGAAAACATTAGAGAAGATTATAGAGAGTATTTTAAGAAATTACAAAAGAAAGTTTAAAATACCTATTCATAGAAATGAATTACTTGCTTTAATCAAGTTAGAATATCCTTATAAATTATCAGACAGGGCTTTGAGAAAGACTGTTGAAAATATGGTAAAAGAAGGTGGTTATCCTATTGGAACAAGTGAAGAAGGTTATTTTTGGATAGAAAATAATGAAGATTTGGAAAAAGCAATAAGACCTCTTGAAAAGAAAGCATTGTCAATTCTGGAAAGGAAAAAGAAACTTGTTGAGAACTGGCAAAAAAATTATCAAATGGAATTTAAGTTATAAAAAAGAGGTAATAAAGATGGATTTGGAAAAGAAGATTGAAAAAAGAATAAAAAGAATAGAAAAAAAGTTAGAAGAGCAAGAAAAATATCTTAATAATATCTTAAGTTTATTAAACATAAAAGAAGAAAATAATAAAATAAATAATTTTCAGTATGTTAAAATAGCAAAAAGAATATTACAAAAGTTTAATCAAATAACAAAAAGTCATTATAGACCTGTTAAAACTAATCTTGAATTAATTATTGGAAGATTGAAAGAAGAATATACTATAAAAGATATTATTATAACAATAAAATTTAAAGCAAAAGAATGGTTAGGAGATAGCAAAATGGATGTTTATTTAAGACCTTATACTATTTTTAATAAAACTAAATTTAGCCAATATCACGGCAAAGCAATAACTTGGTGGAAAAATAAAATTAAAGCAAAAGCAAGAAGAAGAGAACTTTTTAAACCTCAAAAAGAAGAAAACTTGAATATTTCAGAAGAAAAAAGAAAAGAAAACATAGAAAAGGCAAATAAAATTATCAAAGATTTATTAAAAAGAAATAAAAAATTTACATAAATATTAAGAAGGAGGTAAAGATGGATTTATTAGGAAAATTATTTGAAGATTTGAAAGATTTTAAAATGAGTGAAGAAGAGGCAAAAAGATTTTCAAAAAGATTTTTAAATTCTTTAAAAAGGAGGAGTTATGGTTATCAACAAGAAAGCAATAAAGAAATTATTTAAAGAGAATGGGAAACAAATAGGAGAAAATCAACTTGAAACTCTTGACAGGGAAATAAAAAGAAATTTATTTAAACTTTTTTCTATTATGAGGAATTTCAAAAGAGTGAAAGATGAAGAGATTTTTCTGGTGTTTAAGTGAGGAGGAATTATGAAAGGAATATTAGTTGAAGATTTATCTCTAATGGACTGCGACCTTGACAAACCTATCCTCTTATTCTCTGGAACAGCAAAAGAACTTGGCGAGATTTTGAAAAAGAGAAAGCAGGAGTTTGAGAATGCTGAAAGATGTGCCTGTTGCGGTGCTTCAAAAGAGTTTTTGGAATATTTTGCTTACAGAGAAGCCACAGGTTCTTATGGAAACTCTGTTTATACAGAAACTTTTACATCGGGATATCGTTGCAGAAGTTGTGGACACAGTGAAAATTGGTGAGGAGGTGGAGATGAAAAAACTGATTAGTTTTAGGACTTTAAGTTATCATTGCGATAAAGCAATCTATGATTGGGATATGAAAAGAGGGCATATTAGAAATTGCCTTATATCAGGAAAAAGATGTTGTAAAAAAAATTGCCATATCTGGAAAAGGTTGAAGGAGGCAAAAGATGAGTAAGGAAAAGAAAAGAAAATTTCATAACAAAATTTGTGTTTTAATAGCAAAAATATTTAAGATTAAATTATGGGAGTGGCAAGGTTGTCCATTTCCGCCACCAGAACCATATAATCCAGACCCTAATCCTCGTTCAATATTAAAATGTAAAATTTGTGGACTTGAAATTTTAGTTGACACTCTTGGACAGCATAAAGTTTGGGATGGTAAAGATTTTTAGCAGGAGGTCTCCGATGAAACTGATTAGTTTTAGGACTTTCCAAAAACATTGTGATAAAATTATGTATGATTGTTATTTAGAAGAAGATATAGAAAAAAGGTTTAAGATTTGTTTAGATACAGGAAAATATTGCTTTTCAAGAACCTGTCCTATCTGGAAGCGATTGAAGGAGGTAAAAGATGAGAGATATTAAGTTTCGGGCGTGGGATAGGAAATATAAAAAGATGATTTATTTTAATGACCATAAAA